AAGTGAGGCATAGCCGTTTGTTATAGCCAAAATAACTCCTAAGTCTTAGTCCTAGTTTAGACTACTTGCTGACCCCAGTTGCCTTTATATTTGATGAGAAAATCATTCTCTAAAACAAGGTTATTACGACCAAATAATACTTCTTTTCTTTTAGAGGTTGCATCAGTCAAATTATCAAAAGCAATACGAACATTCTTTGCAACCTGAGCATACTTTTGAGTCCAAGACAATTCAAATTCAATAACCTCTTTTTTGTCTTTAGGATAAGGAATATCAATCTGTTCTAAAACCTTGCGCTCATAAATACCTAAATACATTCCATAAATACCAGGATCACTACTAAAAGCAATAGAGCCTTTCTCGTCTAGCATCTCAAAAAGTCTGTCATCTTTTACTACAACAGAATCTGCTAAATACATAAAACGGTCAATTTTTGTGTTTTGCATAATCCAATTAAATTTACCAAGTTCAAAAGTAAAGTCGGATAAAACGAGAACTGGTCTTTTAATCGAAGCCAAACATTGCGCTAACCAGTTTTCTCTACCTGGGGTTGTACCAACAACAATCATATTTTTTGTTTAATCAACGTACTAGAAATCCCTTTAGTGTAAGGAATGTAAATCAAACTAATGTTTCTTTCATCTAACCAATCTTGATCAAACTGCATCTGTTTGTAATAGTCTTTTCTAGCCCAATCAGAACCAATAGCAATCACATCAGGTTTGCAATCCTCAATAGCAGGCTTTGAGTCAGCACCACCAATATTAGGAACAACAAAGTTTACAAACTTGCAAGCATCTAAAACAACAAAGCGTTCTTGATAATTCAAAATAGGTGTTGTCTTTTTGTATTCATAAATGAATTCATCTGTGTTTAGTGCAACAGTTACAGTTCCACCAATACCAGCAATCTCAGCACAACGTTTCAAAAAGTTGATATGACCTGCGTGAAAAAGATCAAAAGTTCCGCCAGTATAAACACGCAATGCCATTACAAATCCTTTTGTTTAGGCATATCGCAAGAAGCACACTTAGAAAGAAACTTGCCCTCAGAATGATTCTTTCTAATCTCAACATAAAGAGGACTATTAACAAGTTCTTTCAAACCTAAAGATTTAACATCACCAAGGTTGTAATCACCCTCATAATCTAAACAACATAAAGCAACAGTTCCATCCCAAAGAACAGTCACGCTAGACCAAAGCCTGTGGCAACGATAATGCGAATTGTCTTGACCAACAGCCCAGTTATGCAATTCAATATCAATCCTTTTAGGAATATTTAATGAAGCCAACCAATCCTTAAATTCTTTTTCTTCTATTTCGTTTGATAACCCTGTGCGAATGTAATCAACGCTTAAAACATTTAAGTATTGTGGTTTGTCTGCAATAAGTTTTTCAATATTAACGAAATATTTTTCAACAGGAATGCCAGGTCTTGTTTCGCTGAACTCTCTTTTAGGTGACAGGCTCAGGTTTACATCTGTGATTCCTGCTTCACCCCATTCATCTAAACGTTTCGCTGTTAGAGGCCAGCCGTTAGTGTGAATGTAAATCTTTGTAAAACCAACACTTCTTGCATATTTAGCAAAACCTGCAAGACGTTTATCCATAATTGGTTCACCAAAATTACGCAGATCAAGCATTTTGAAACCAAGTTCTGATGCATCATCAAGAAGTTTCTTGATAAGAGTTTCATCCATAAAACCTTTATCGCGTTCCATTGTTGGATGAGGGCAAAAAGTGCAAGCAAAGTTGCAATGGTTAGTTGATTCAAGTCTTAAAAGAACATCCTCAAAAGATTTTAAGATTCCATCATTTGAATTACGTTTTTCGTTCCAGTTAGGTGGAAATTTAGCATCAACTTGTTCATAATCAAAAGATGCTCTGCGTTTTATTGCTGATTCGTGAATAAAAACTGAATTTAATCCCAACCTAATCGTCTCCTACGTTTAATGTCCCATTTTCCCTCAGAAAAATCTTTAGTTTGTCTTTTTTGAGAAAAATATTGTTCATTTGCTGAAAAACTTAAATCGTTTTCTTTTTGAAAACCTGCTTTTAGTGTAGATGAGTTATCGTGAGCAATAGGAATGAATGAACGTTCTATTTTGCAACCATTAAATTCTGCTCTGCGTTCATAGTCTGTGTCCTCAAAATATGCTGGCACAAATGATTCATCAAACAAACCAACTTTTTCAACAATTTTTGATCCAATAGAAAAAGCACACCACTCTGGACTCCCATTTGAAAGAAGCAAAGTATCAGGATTTGATTGTTCAGCAAAAAGTTTTAACGAATCCCCACCCCATTCAATATCAAAGTTAGCAATTAGCCAGTAATCAGATTGAGGAAGTGATTTGATTCCAAGATTCCAAGAAACAGGAACACCAAGATTGCTAGGGAACTTCAGATGCCAAATCTTTGACACCCATTGATTCCAGGTTGGTGACCAATCAGATTGCTTTGCCCCATTGTCAATGATGACTAAATCTTTTACTGCGTAGTTAATTGACCCAATCATCCTGTCTAAGAGGTCATATCGTGTTAAAACAGGCACAATCATTGCAGGTATCAACTTACTTATCCCCAATCACTAACTTCGCTAATTTTGCCCTTTTAGGCCGTTTTAGGCCTATCAGAAGCCACCTTTGCAAATATGCTGTCTAAAGTAGGTTTCCATTGAGTTTCGAACACAAAATCGGCATCATATTGTTTAGCAAAATCAAGAGCCTTTTGAGATGGTCCTCTACCCCTGTTATACGCCTGAACTAGCGCATCAACTATTTCTGGAACAGATGGAATATGAAACCAAGACTTTTGCGGCGCATCCCAATAAGGTTGTCCACCAATCTTCCAACCATCCCCACAAAGTTCAGTAGAAGCAGCAAAATCAGAAACAATAACAGGAACGCCACACGATAACGCTTCAATAGTAGGAACTCCAAATCCTTCTCCCATACTGGTTGCAAGCAACACATCCATTCCAGAATATATTGCAGCCATAATTTCTTGACTAATTCCTGAACGCAACAAATAAGGATCAGGGAAAACAACTTTCTCAGGTGGAATACCACAAGACAAAATCAAATCATTTATTCTAATACCACCCATAGAACCAGACGGATCAGTATGTATATACAAAACTGCATCATCATATTTTTTGGCAAACATAGAAAACGCTAAAAGATTTTCACCAAACGCTTTGCGAACAGGTGAAACACCTTTATTAGCAGCATTCATACCAACAACAAATTTATCTTCACTAATTTTCATAAACTGACGACCAGTAAAAGTTTGACCATTAGGAGTAACAAAACTTTTAGTTGGTTTATAAACTTTTTCAACAGCGTGAGGAACATACCAAGATTCAATTCCAACATTTTCTAACATTGATTTACCAAACTTGCTCATAGCAATTGGATAAACAAAAGGTAATCGAGACCACGCAGCAACTTCAGGTGGTGCAGGAACGTGATCAATAGGAATCCAAGAAGCGACAGGGAACTCAGCCCATTTCTCACCTTTGAAAACCCAAACATCAAACAAAGTCATCAACAAATGTTCAGCATCTTTATCGCGTTGTGACCAGTCGTGCATATGTGCAGGAATAACGTCATTAGACCATTGCTCCATCCCGCGTGGATAAACAGGAATACTTCCAGCAGGAGAATTCCACATTGTTGCAGATGCTTCTAAACCATAATTCGCAGCAACAGCAACATCATTGCCGTCTGCTTTAAGTCTTGTAATTGCTTGAGCAGTTTGCTGACCATAACCAGTTGCAGCCCAAGGTGCATTAGATACCCAAAGAATTCGTCTTGGGTGTTGTACAACATTTTGTACGTTTTTATTTTGTTTTTCTAAAGAACGTCTTTGTTCACGATTCACGCAGAGACTCCATATGTACGCAGGTGTCTCCCACCTTATTACAGATGGGAGACGAGTTATGTCCTAGACACGGCCTGCGCTCCGTGTCCCAGACGATTGTTCAAATCAGACTCGGTTTAGGAGTTTGCTGATTTGAAGTATTTAACGTGGCTTGTTTGAATTAGGTTTCCATCAACACGGAATGTTGCACGGAAAGTTACCAAATCAGATGAGAAAGCAAAATCATCTGAACGATCTAATTTCAATCCACCAACTTGGCGAACGTAGTAACTTGGTAAGTTACCGAAAATCACAGGCTTGGCTGCTGATGCTGCTGAAGCCATTGCTGGATTTTCGAATATTGGATAACCAAGTAGTAAGTCGCGAGCATCTGCTGAAAGAGATGGTGTGAACAAGTATTGTCCAGCATTATCTTTCAACTTACGCACGTTAG